GCGAGGGCGTCGGAGATGCCGCCGACGACCTTGCCCACCCAGTCGCGCAGGCGGGTGAACTGTTCGCCGAGCCAAGCGAGGGCCTCGCCGCCGACGCCGGTGGTGACGATGAGCACGCCGCCGAGCGCCACGATCGCGGCAATCGCCAGCCCGACCGGCGACAGGATCGCCGCGATTGCGGCCCCGATCAGGCTGAAGGCGGCTCCGATGCCGCCGATGACCCCGGCGACGATGCCGAGGGTCGCGCCGATGCCGGAGACGATGTAGCCGAGCGCAACGATGGCGATCCCTGCCACGGCGACGGCGGCGGCGATCTTGAGCGCCCAAACGACCGTTTCCCTGTTCGCCTTGATCCAGGTGGTGACGCTCACGACGATGCGGGTGATCCGCTCGGCGAGTTCCTTGAGCGTGGGCGCGAGCGCCCCGCCGATGGTAAACACGCCCTGCTTGAGCACCTTCCAGAGCGTGCCGAGGGCGTCGTTGAGGGCGGCAGCATCGCGGGCGGTCTCGGTGCTGACCGTGAGGCCGAGGCGCCGGGCCTCCTCCTGCATCGCCTCGATGCCCGCAGCGCCGTCGGCCATGAGCGGCAGCAGCTTGGTCCCGGCCTTGCCGAAAACCTCCATCGCCAGCGCAGCGCGGAGGGCGGGGTCGCGCACCTGGGAGATGCGCTCCGCGAGGACTTTGAACTGTTCGTCCGGAGAGAGGCTGGCCAGTTGGGCGGCACTGAGCCCGAGCCGGCCGAGCGCGTCGCCCGCGGATGCCGATCCCTGCGCTGCGCCCGCAAGCGTCCGCTGCATGTTGCGGATTCCGGCTTCGAGGGTCTCCAGATCGGTGCCGGAGAGGTCGGCCGCGAATCCCAACTCGGACAGGGCCTCCACGCTCACGCCGGTCCTTTGGCTCATCTTGTCGAGCATGTCGCCCGTGTCGGAGAAGGCCTTCGCGGTGCCGAGCAGCGCCGCAACCGCCGCCGCGCCGATTCCCGCGAGCCGGGTGCCCACCGACCTGAGGCCAGCCCCGAAGGCTTCGAGCTGCTTCTGGGCGCGACGAAGTCCGGCCGTGAGCTTGTCGCTCACGCCGAGTTCCCGTCCAGCCCGGATGCCCCGCGTGTCGGCCACCGATCAGGCTCCCTTCCGAATGGAGTTCTGCCACAACAGCGGCAACTTCGGCCGCTCCCTCTCCAGCGCCGGGGCCATGTACGGCCGCGCGGCAACCTTGACCTTCTGCGATGTAAGCCTTCCCCCCCTGCGCCGCAGGACGACCGTGCCACCGCCGTACTCCAGCACGTTGGGCGCGACGCTGTTCTTGAACCCCACCGGGCCGACGACCACGGAGTCGGCGGCCTTGTCGTACCCAAAGAGGATCAGGCGACGAAGGCTTCCCTCGTGCGAGTGGGGCGGCTTGCCCGCGGGCGCGGAGCCCTTGCGCTTGCGGATGCTCGTGCGGGCCGCCGTGCGGATGAACGCGCCGGCCTTGCTGAGCACCTTGCGCTTCGCCCCATCGACCGCACGGACCACCGCCGCGCGGTCGAAGAACATGTCCTTGATCCGCATGGTGATCATGGAGTGTTCTCCGTGACGATCGGTGGCATGCGTTGATTGATGAACACGTCCTTGAGCACGGTGATGTCTGCCTTGATGGGCCGCGACCGCTTGGCGAACGGGTCGAAGTCGCTCGGATGGAGGCGTCTGGACCGACGCGGATCGCGGTGCAGATTCGCCATGACCGCCATGACGGCGGATGCGATGGACCAGTCGTGGCGCTGTTTGCCGTCCAGCATCGCCACGAGATCGCGGAGCGTTAGGGGGCCGGGGTCAATGCCGAGAACTCCGGCGCACTGGTGGACGAGCTTCCAGCAGTCGCTGCCTCGGACAGCAGGCGATCCGCCAGCCGATCCAGTTCCCCGCTGTCGAGCTTCTTCTCCACCAGGTCCCGCGCCCGGTCCATCACCTTCCGCGTGGCCTGGAGCACCCGCCCGAGGTTGGCCCGGTCCCTCGGGCTCGGGCAGAAACCCACGAGCTCCTCCAGCACCGCCGTCGTCGCGGCCTCGATCGCGTCGCCGGCCATCGCCTTGCCGAACTCCTCGTCGGAGACGCTGCATGCATCCGCTTCGGGCTTGCAGATGGCGTAGACCACGTCGCAGAGCAGGACGGGATCTCGGATCAGCTTCTCGATCAGCGTCCCCTCGATGACCTGCATGAGGTCCTCGCCGGTGAGGCCGCGCACGCGCTTGATGGCGGTGACGTTGATCTCGACCGACCACTGCCGCCCTTGGTTGTCCTTGAATGACCGCATCCGTGCCTCCGTGAATCAGGACCCGACAGGAATCCCACGCGAAGCCGACAGCACCGAACCCGCTCAGCCGCCAATCCATGAAGGTGCCGTCGCCGAGTACGTCACTTTCGCGGTGACCGAAACCGTGATGGCCTCCTCCAGCGCCTCGTTGCGCGAGAAGTTGGTGATGGAGAAGTCCGCTTGCAAGCCCTGCCCGCTGGTCTCATCGAGGATCTGGAAGCCGATGGGGTCGTTGCCGAAGAACGCGTTCTTGATCGCGGTGAACCCGGCGTCCTCCGTGTCCCACACCATCTCGAACTCGACGCTGGCTTCCTTCAGCGTGGCGACCGTGGCCCGCCAGCCGCTGTTGGCGCGAGTCGTGACATCCGCCTCGCCCGCCTCCAGGTTGAGCGTCACGTCGCGGGTGTTGCCCAGGACCACCCATGCCCCGCCGCCGGCCTGGCCGCCGACCTTGTAGAGCAGCTTGGCTTCCATGCCGAGTTTGATCGCCATCGTTGTTCTCCTGCTCTATCCGGCCGTGTGGCCGACTACGAACGCCACCTCACCCGCCTTGCTCCGCACGAAGATGTCCGCCAGGTTGACTTGTTCGAACGCGAGCTGCACCCCCGCCGGGACCGGGATCTCGACGCCCTTGCCGTCGGAGAGCGTCATGGCCTGCGTGTTCGTGTGCGCCGCCATGAGCGTGAACGTCGCCACGAGCGGCGCATCCGAGAGGGGCTTGTCCCCTCCGTCGAGCTCCACCTTGATGAACACGACGTTCCGCACGGCTACCTCCGCACCCGGTATGTGACGCTCAGGACGCTCGTGAACACCCGGTGCTGCTCTAACGACTCGCTCGACACGACTGGCTCGTGCGCGATGCCGACCCACGCCGCGTCGGGCGCATCGGGCAGGCGCTTCAGCCGGACGTGGTCGGCGATGGCCTCGACGAGGTCGAGCAGTCCGTCGATCTCGGCCTGTTCACCCTCGGCGGGCAGTTTCTTCTGAATGCCCACGTCGATCACGCACTCAAAGGTGCTGCTGTCCCGGGTCGCCGCGGCGATGGCCGTCGTGCGCGGCACGACCGACACGCGCAAGTCCTTGAGGTCCTCCAGTGTGAACGCGGGCTGGAACATCCGCACCGCGTTCACGGACTGCCCGAACAGGCCCGCGTTGATGTGCGCGGCCAGGGCATCGGCGATGGCAACGATGGTGCTCACGGGCGTCCCTCCCTCCCCGCATCCGCCGCGGCGCTCAGGCCCGCCACCTTGCCCTCGAGGTAGGACACGCGGCGCTCCATCGCCTGGTAGTCCGCGCGGATGGAGCGGGCCTCGCCGATGAACTCGTCGAGCCGCTTCTCGACCTGCTGGAGCTTGGTGGTGACCACGCCCCACTGGACGGTCATCGCGCCGGCGGCGAGGATGATCGTGACGAGCACCCCTGCCCAGCGAGCCTTCGTTCCGTTCTGTCCGTTGCCGTCCGCCATCACGTCTCCGTGCCGATGTGCTTGGTGTGAATCCGAAGAACCCTGCGGTAGGGGTCGCTGTACCGGAACGGCGGCTGCCCGCCCGGCGCGTTGACCTCGTACACGAACACCTGCGTTCCGACCGTCTCACGCACCTGGTCGCCGGCTCGCGGGAGGATCGGGCCGGCCCCGAGGTCAAGGTCCGCCGCCCGCACAAGGAAGTCCCGTGACTCGACGCGGTGAATCAGCCCGGCGTCGTCTGCCTGCTCGAACTCGGTCCTGCCGATGGTCGCCAGGATCTCTTTGGCTTCGGCCCCGCGCTGGTACACCACGGTGCGGCTCATGTGCTTGTGCCGCTGGTCATCCAGGAACGCCGAGCCGCGATCGAGCAGGTCGCCCATATATGCCTCCGGCGGTCACTGCAGGAGGCGGATGCGGACGGTGGTGTCGGCGTCGACGGTGGTCTTCACCGTCTTGCCGATGAGCTTGTTGGCGCCCGCCGCGGCGTTCTTGGTCGCGTTCTGCGCCCCCGCGTCCCAGTAGGCGTTGGTGCCGGCGGGCATCCCGCTACCCGCGCCCAGCGCCTTGGGGAAGTCGAACACCCCGGACACTGCGAGGGAGCCGAGCTGGTTCGCCTTGATGGGGCCCTGCGCCACGCCCACGAGTTCCGCTTGGACGACCACAGCGCCGGTGAGCACATCCGCGCCCGGGGTGTAGTCGATCGATTCGCCTTCATGCACAAACTTTGCCGGTCCTGCTGCCATGCTGCC